CTTTTGAAATGCCATTAAGTAAATTCACAATGTGATCTAACTTATCACTTTGAGAAGCCACTTGTTGTTCTAAATTATTTACTCTATCTACAAATGATGAATCAATATCATTTTTAAAAGAAATAATTTTTTGTCCCGTACTTGCTAATTTACCATTTATATATTTTTTATTTATTAAATTGTGTGTAGTCATTTGTCTCCAGTTATACGGGGTTTTATTAAGGGGGATATTAATACCCCCCTTAAATTACTTATTTATTAGTTAGTGTCAGTTTCGCTAACGCCTGATATATCACATATAACAGCCCAAACTCTCACCTTTGCAGATGTGTCTTGTGCTCCTAATACTTTAATATCAATTGTGTCAGCTGATCCATAAACGTGACCTACGTTTGATGCATTAATAACTGCTGCACCATAACCTAATCCCGTAGAATCATATCCATCAACATATTTATCAACGTCATTAGCATCCCCTAGATCTAATGTAACACCACTTGGACTTACTGTTAGTACTTCAAGTCCAGCATTCATTACAATACTTTCTGCAGGAACGTCAATTGCTTGAACAATATCGTTTGCTGCAGGATCGAAAGGTGTAAAATCAATTGTATTTTCAACTAAATAAGGTGTTCTACCATTAGACGGATGTCCAGTAGTTCCACCTGCACCTGTTTTATCATGTGTAGCCATAGTCTATCTATTATCCTCCTAATTAAGAACCTATTGTTATAACGCCAGAGTAAACTGCTTCAGTTCTTAGAATTTTTCTTCCAAAAACGTGCAGACCTCTAACGATGTCTGAAAATGAATCAGGGTCTCTAATAAGTTCTGTTTTCGCAATATGATTTGCAGTCGCTACTCCTGACTGGTGACCATAAAGGAAAGCATATTCGTTAGAACCTGCTGATCCAAATGTTTTATTTGCTGCTGATCCGCTTGATACAGCTATTGCATTAGTAGAGTACATTCTAAAACCAAATAAAGGTCTGTCTGTAATCATACCATTTCTCATAGCTGAAGCTGAACCATCGTTCATTACAGATTGATCCATAATTTTCGCACCTGCTTTTCTAATTTGTTGATAGAAAGCTGGTGGAGCTACGAACCATCTGTTTTCTTCTGGTACATCTGAACCGTCAAGAACTGTTTTAGCTGCTGACATAACATCTACTAAAGTATCTGTTGCTGCATCACCATCAATTGGTGAACCGTCAGTTCCTGTATTAGCAGCTGAAGTTGACGCACCGTCATAAATAGCTTTTAATACATTGTAGTCGTAGTTCTTTTTAAGTGCGTAAGCACCTGAAGAAGTTGCAAGAGCTTCAAAATTAACATGTGATTGTCTTTCTTCGATGTCATCGACTTTAAACGCAAAGTATGAACCTTGGTCGACAGTCAATTGAATTTGATCGTCTGCAAGTGTTTGCGTGTTAACAGTCTGACCTCTAGCGTAGTCGTTCACTGTAATTGTAGGCTCTTTGATTATGTTTACCGTATCGCCAAAATTTTCAATTTCTCCAGCGTAATCAGTGTTTGTAATATCTTCAACAACTGATGCACGTCTGAAAAACTTTTGAACCTTCTGACTATAAATTGCTGGTGCCCAATTACCTGAAGGTAAATTCTGGTAGCCAGCTGCTTTTCCCATTGTTGCCATAATGTTTGCCTTTGTTTATAGTTGTTATTGTTAAGGTTGTATTCTACCCTCTCTTATCGCCTCATCAATTTCAGCTTCAAACTTTGCAAACGTTCTTGGATTCATCTTAGCTATTTCAGAATTAGACCAGATTTTCTTTGTAGGAATTTCTGTCTCTGTAGCTTTAACTGTTTTAGTAACTGCTTTAGCTGCTTCTTTCTTAACAGCTGTTTCCTGCTTTTTACTTAATTTGCTAATACCTTTATCCATCTTATAAAGATCAATTGCTCTTCCAGCTAGTTGTGCGTTAGATGTATTTTCATACAACCAACCTTGAATAACTGGATCTTGGTTACTAGCCCAATTATGAAATTCATCTTGTTGACGAAGTTCACTAAAATCAGGATGCATCTTTAACAGTTCTACTTCTGCTTTTTCTTTACCAATCTGTTCCTGTTGAGCTTGAAGATTTTGGTATTTCTCCTCCATCTCTTTTGCTCTAGTATCAGCCTTTGTCATAGCTATGGTTTCAACCATATCATAAACATCAGGATACTCTTTTCTCCAAGCCTCAAGTTCATCTTTAGACTTAGGTGGAACAAACTCTTTAGTAGATGTTTCCAATTGCGTTCTTAAAGTTCTAACTTCATCTTTGTGCTTTGATAAAGTAGAATCATAGTGTCTTTTCAAATCGTCATAACGTTTTTTAAAGACTCTGTCTTCTGCATTTTCAGGGCGTTCAGTTGAAGGAGTAGCTTCGTCATCGGAGCTTGCAATTTCTTCAGATGTTTCAGTGTCCTTTTGAACGGTTGCTGTTTCTGCTTGTTCTTGATGAAACTTATGTAATTCACCTTTTGCAAATGCTTCAGTTTCTGCATCATCAGCTTCTTCTCTTTGCTTTTGATACATAGCTTTGCCTTCTGGCTTTTTAAATAACTTATCATCTTTTTTAACTTTAGTTTCTTTTGAAACTTCAGTTACTTTGTTTTCTTCTTTTTCCATTTTTTCCTCTTAGGTTGAGTGCCTTATGGATAAGGGTAGCTCACTTCCATAATTTGTGGGCTGATATTACGCTAACTCTTCTTGACCTTGATCTATTGCATCCATTTCTGGAGTAATTTCTTGATTAGCATTTTGATTACTCATCATGCCGTCAGTTTTAGTTGCCATATCAGGTGGCACATTTGTATCATCTGGTTGTTCACCAGACAAATCTGTTAAAAATTGTTGGACTGATGATTGCTCATCTCCACCATACATTTTCATAGCATAGTTTTTTACTATTGATGATGGTAATGCTACTATTTTTTCTTCACCTTTAAACTGTGCTATTTTACCAGCAGCTTCAGGTGCAAGTTTTTGCATAATATCATTAATATCTGGATCTGATAACATCAAATCTACTTGTGCTATAGATTCAGGATTAGCTTGTCCAACTTGATCTATTCTGTCATTTACATTAGGTTGTTTAGGCTCTGGTCTTTTTGCCATTGGTTCAGCTTTTTGTGGTGCTGATTGTTGTTGACCTTTACCTAATGCTGATAAGTCGGGTGCATCTGGTACATTAGATTTGTTATCCATCAATCCTGTTGTAGTAACTTTTTGATCTGGTCCTATTGCCATTATGCTCTTCTCCAACTATTTAATTTTAATTCTTTTAATTGTTTATCACTTACACATTTACCAATTAACCAACATAAAGGTTCTCCTATACCTGCGTATATTCTTCCAAGTAAATCAAATCTACCTTGGTTTAATCTCCATGCTATATCATTTGCTCTGTGTTGTGCAAGATGTTTCCAAATTTTTCTATATCTAGGATATTTTTGTATATGTTTAACAGTTGGTACTGCCCAAAATAAATATCCTTTAATATGATTTTTACTTAAATTTTTATATGTAAATTTAATATCTCTTATCCAATCATGAGTAGCCATTTCTTTTGTTCTATGTAATTCTGTACAAATAACTCTTCCGCTATCTCTATCACCTCCACCTCCACTACCTGCAGGACCTTGAGTAGCTTTTTGTTTTGCTGCTTTATATTTTGAAGCATCTTCTTTCATTTTTGCAGTTGCAGCATTAAATTTATCTAATGCTTCTTTACCTCTTTTAGCAACTCTTGCCTGTGTTTTTGCAGAATTTCTAGTAGCTATTCTTTTATCACCAGCTTTTTCTAAATTACCAAAGGCAGAATTTCTATTCATGCCTGCATATAATTCTGTTGCAGGATTTCCACCTATTCTTTGTCCTGTACTATCACCTGGTTGTATATCAAAATACCTTGTGTTTAATTTTTGTGTAGGTGTTTGTTCTGGTGTTATAGCACCTATAACTGCACCTAATGCATTACCTGCTATTTTTATTGGTGAAAGATTAGATAATTTTTTTAATGCATCTGAAGCTTTTGATTTTGCTTTTTGTAGACCTGTAATTCTATCTGGTGCTGCAGGTTGTCCTGCTTTAATTGCATCAGGGACTCTATCTGATGTAATACCTAATGCTGGTCCACCTATTGTTCTTGATCTACCTGGAAATTTTGTAGCATCAGCTGCCATTTGATCTATTGTACCTGCTTTAGGTCTTGCAAATTCTGTTCCTTCTCTAGCACCAGTTCTAATAGATTTTATATTACCTGTTCCTATAAATTCTCCACCTTTATACATATTACCTTGATCATCAACAAATATAGATTTTTCATTTCTTTTAGGTTGATATGTAGCACCTTTACCACCTCTCATGATAGCATCTTCATATACAGTATCCAATGGATTAGTAGGATCTATTTTTGATCTACCTGGAAATGACTCTGTTTTACCTCTATAAGCATCATCGCTAGTCATAGCTTGTCTAGCATCAGAAAATGTACCACCTTTAGTCATACTAGTTGTAGTATCAGTTGCAGTATTTTGATTTTTAAGCATAGAGCCATAATCTTGTTGTGTATCACCACCAAGATTAGCTTGTGCTAATTGTTTATAAGGTGCAGCTGTATCTGTTGTAGTATCAGTTGTAGTATCAGTTTTAGCAGTAGTAGTAGTTGTAGCTGCATCTTGTGATGCAAGATCAGGTAAATTTAATTTATTAATTTTATCAAATCCTACAGATTTTAAACTATAATTTCCAGTTGTTGCATCTCTTTCTAATTCGTAAGTTCCACCACCTACTCTAGATACATCAAAAGTTTTTGTTGTTGCCATATTATTCCTTACTGCGTTTTATTGCCTGTGGCAGGCTTAGTAGCTTGCGAACTAAAGCCAGCTTCCCCTGGCATTGGTACAGAACCCGTTCCGATGTTGCCACCTCCAGTTCCTGTATTGTCTGTTGGCGAAGCTCCTGGAGGAACTCCTCCCATATTTGCCATTGGACTTTGTTGTCCACTATTGCCTGTATTTTGTTGATTTCCATTTGCCATCCCCATTATGTGTGCGTATATTGCTGCTTTCTCTGGATCATTAATTAATTGATCTGGATCTATATCCAAAGCTTTTGCAACTTCTTTTAAACATGTATGCCATTTAACAAACGGTGCTAACGATGGGTTAGAAGCTGTTTGCATAAATGTCATTAGTCTTTGTGATCTAACTTCTTTTTGCATTAGAGAAGATGTTCCCTGTGCTTTAATATCTAAATCACCTTTTATTTCTGGTCTATCAATATTAAATTGCATATTCCAATGAAATAAAGAATGTCCTAGGGGCTTTAATAAATAGTCATCAATATTTTTGATAACTGTTTTAATACTAAGTGCTGCAGCACCCATCAGCATTGACATACCAGCTGCAGTCCTAGTAGTTGATTGAACTCCTGTTGTACCATGTGAGTACGAAGGAATACCTGTTGCTTCATCAGCTAATTGTCTAAACCGATCAAACATCATCAAATTCTCTTGTGATGTATTTGGAAACTTAACACCATGAATTGCTGCTCCTGGTTGTCCACTTTGTCTTCTAAATATTTTACCAGGAAATACTTTCATATCTTGACCTGGTACTAACATAGTTTCATCTACATCAAATATTAAATTACCTGATAGGGCTAAGTTATCTATTGCCATTCTTGCATGACCATTCATAACTTGTTGTGAATCTTGCATATTTTCTGGAATACCTACTCCAAAAAATTGATAAGGATTTAATTCATATGGACATACCATGTAAGGTATTCTTTTTGGTGTAAATGGATTTTCTACACATCTTAAAACTTTACCACCACATATCCATACGTTAACTGATATAACATCTAATTCATCATCAACTTCTAAATCTAATTCTTTTGCTATATCTTTAGATACTAATCCCCAATATTCTAAAACTTCAAATCTATTTTTATAAAGTGTTTGTACATTTTCTCTATCATACAAAGAAGATTCATATCCTCTTGTTTGATAATTAGGACCCATCTCTAAACATTCTCTAATTGCATTTAATTTAAATAATGGTTTTTTAGACAATGCTGCAAATTGTTCTTTGTTTAATGAATGTCTTTGAATAACATATTCTGCATCATTCATATTAGTTGCATTTGGATCTACATAAAAATCCCAACATGATACTGCTTCTATTGAAGGTACAGTTTTAGATTTTTCCATAGCTGCAAGTGTTCCTGTTTCTTCATCAGAACTATATGCATATTGTATTTTTTCAGATGTGAATGGTCCTTTTAAAATACCAGTACCAAGTAAACACATTTCAAAAAATACATGTCTTAATATTGTAATAGCTTCACTCTCTTCTAATTGATCGTGAATTAATTTTTGCATTTTACCTGCTGCCATTTCTGCAGGTTCTATTTGTGGCATTGATTTTAAATCAGGTGCTGCACCTTCTTCAAAACCTAAGTCTTTATACTTTTGTGCTAGATCTTTCATTAAAGATTCAGCAGTAGCACCTTTAGGTATACCATTACCATCACCAGCAAAACCATATGGGTTAGGTGTATCATTAGGATCAGGTTGCTCTTGAGCATTAGGATCCTGTGGTTGTCCTGGTTTTGATATGTGTGCATATTCAGCAACACCTTCAGGAAGTGTAGTAGGTCTTACACCTATTGGAAATTTACCACTAGAAAATAATACTTCAATAATTTGTCCAAAAGCAGCTAGTACTTTTGTTTTAGTTATTTTAACAAAAACTTTAGATTTCTCGCTATCACGAAAAGCCATGTCAGGTCCATATAAACCTCTATAGTTTCTATAAGCTTTAAGCCATCTCTTTTCATCATAGAGTCTAGCTGTTTCAGCTTGTTGAAATCTCTGTCTTATAAATCCAACAAATGGATCTAAGTTTTCGTCTTTTTTATCCATGTAATTATTTTGCAAATTTGCCTGTTGGCTCTACTTTGTCTTTTGCTTTAGCTGCTTTTTTTAATTGATCTAATTCTTCTTGTGTTAAAGTAGGATTACCACTTAACATTTTAGCAGTATCTAAATCAAGTTTAGAGTAACCTCTAGATTTAGATAAGTCAATATCTTTTTGAGATATGTCAGCTACTTTCATTATATCTGCTTTTTTAGCTTTGTACTTATCTATTTTATTAAACTTACTATGCTCATTTGCAATAGCTTTATCTTCGTTTCTAATCATATTAGTAATCTCTTTCTTCAGCCATTCTAAAGATTGCTGGGTCAACTTTTGATTTAGCACCTGGTTTGTCATTGCCGTCTCCAGCAGTTGAACCATGTTTAACTTTTGAGTTAGGGTCAATTGCTAATTTTTCGTTTTTAACTTTAGCAACATCTGGTGCGAGTTCTCCGTGACTATATCTTTTTTTTATGTCCATTGTGTCTCCTGTTTTTTTTCTTTTTGTTTTTTTTGTGTTTTTTAGTACCTGCATAAACGACAGGTATAAAATTGCTCTTGGGTCCAAGATTACTCACTAATAATCTTTTTCATCAGCCAACTTATTAAAGTTAGCATCTACTTGGCTTGTAAATTTTTTTGGCTCATAGTAATCAAATTTACCATCTTGAGTTTCTCTTGCACGTTCTTCTTTACCATAAGTAATTTTTAAATTACCTGGTTGTTGATTTGGCTGTTTGCCATCAGGTGCTGTACCAAGATCGCCTTGTTTTACTTTAGCTTTTGGATCGAATTTAGTTTCCATTATACTTCATCTCCTTCATCATACATATCAGACTCTTCAGATAAATCTTCAAGCTCCATTAATAAATCTTCTTCTTTTTCATGTAGCTCTCTTATATCTTCAATAACATCGGATACTGTTCTTGTTTTCTTTTTTCTTGCCATGGGTTTCTCCTATAGGTTTATTTTTCTTATTGACAATATATTTTTAGTTGGTATAGTTGTGTAGCCACCACCTTGTTTTATTGCTGCATTATCTTCAAATATAAAATCTGCCATTATAACAGTTGTTTTTTCATTCTGTTCTACTAGCCAACCAAAGCTACAACAAATAGCTGTCTTTGATTTTTTTATATCTGGTATGTCAGCCCATTCACATGATCCAACAATATCTTCCCAATAAACCATTACTAGTTTATAAGGAAAATTTTTTTTATCTATAGTAGGTAGCTTTATTTTTTTTGACACTAATTAATATCCGAATATTTTATCTGAGGGAATAAAATTAGTTGTTCTGTTGTTATTAAAATATTTATTTGCGTAACTAGTATGTATAGGTCTACTCATACAACCATATCTTAATGCATCATATGCGTGATCTTCTACATGTGTATTTATATCTTCTGGATTACTATCATCCAATGGAAGAGTTGGGAATGTTCTTAATAAATTTCTACAACTAGAAAAAACTCTAAGTCCTGGTTCTTTATCATTGACTAGCTTTAATCTTTTGTGTATTTCTAACTTTCCACTAATTCTGCTTTTAGGAGTCCTATCTGACGGTCTCCAACGACATCCTGTTTGAATCATCGTTTCTGCTATACTTGGACCCACATCTCCTCTCTTTGCCCATGTACTAGCGTCTAAGACCCCGTAGCGTATGTATTCTCCGTGCTCTAGCTCTAAGACTTTTTTTGCAAAAACATCTGCCGTAATCTTTTGAGTATATAATTCTCTATAAGCCCATAGATTGTTATCATAATCAATAGCGAACCATAAGCAGCAAGCAGGAGAAGAGTAACCCCAGTCTGCAGCACGAAAACGCTGCCATCCTTTAGGTACTTCAAACGGTTCAACAACATGTATGTTTCTATCAAATTCTGGAAATGCTGCATTTGAAAACGCATCCCAATTTCCATCTAAAAATTGTTTTCTTTGTACTTCTGGTAAAGATGATAACATTGCATAGTAATCATCTGTTTGCATAAGGTACGGGTTATCTTGTAACTTAGCTGGTATAAACCTTCTGGTTATATACTTGTGTCCAGTAGGCGTTACTATCTCTATGTTAAAAGCTGTGTTTGGATCTATAGGATCTACAAACATTTCTTTAACCCATTGTGATCCTACATTACCTGGATTACCTGTAGCTCTCATATAAACTGGTATATCAGGATCAACTGATCTAAGTGACGATCTTAGAAAATTATATATATCTGGCGAAGGATATTGTGGAAGTTCGTCTATTCCTATCCATGTGTAAGATTGCCCTTGGTAACGTAAAGCGTCTGTCATGTTCTCTGCGTACCCGAACTCTATCTTTGCTCCTGACGGGAATCTCCACTCTTTTTCTTGCTCTCTCCATTTTGCTCCTGGAAATGCTCTGCTGTATAAACGTTGAGAATGATTAATTAAATCTCTCAACTCAGGCATTGTTCTCCGTATTAATAATGCTCTATGGTTTTCTTTATGACAATATCGTAGTGGGTCAATTAACATTGCATATGACTTACCACCACCTCTTGCACCGCCATAGAATACTTCTCTTTCTGGTGCAGCTAAGAACTCTGTCTGTGGACCTGAGTTAGGTTTAAATATAACCTTCTGCTGAGAAATATGCTCCTGTATACTTTTAGGAGCTTCATCTATTACGTCTTGTGTTATAAGTTGTTGCTCTTTACCATCTAAAGCTTTGTTAATGGTTAACAGTTTCTTTTTAGTATTTTCTGCATGAGCCTTGGCTGAACGTAAAGATTGTTCTGCCTTTGCAACTTTCTTACGTGTTCTTGCTAAAACTTCTTTAGCTGATCGTTTGGCTTTTCTCTTGACTATCTTCTTTGGCTTTGGAGGCGGTATCTCGTTTAACTCTTTTGTTAAGTCCGACATATGAAATATACCTTCCTGTTTTTCTTGATAGCCATATTGCCACTTCTCTTAATGAACATGTTTTTAAATAATTCTTTGCTTGTTCTAATGCTTCTAGTTCTGATTCTATTGGAACTAAATAATTCCCTGTATCGTCAATCTTATAGCCAAAGGGAATTGTTCTGGCTTTTCTTTTAATCTTTTGTAACTCCACTAATCTCTTGAATCTTTAAACATATCTGGAGCAAATCTTATTAACAATTCTTTTAAATGCTCATCATCAAAATCAGATGCATTTGTTTCTGGTAATTCCATATTATTTAAATGTTTAACTAAAGTTCTTCTTTTTAGTTTACCAACTTCTAATTGTTTTCCAGGTTTATAGCTAGCAACTTTAATATTATTGCTCTGATTCTTTTTTTTATTTCGTGGATGTTCGTTTGCGTAATTTTTTGACATTAGTCCTCTACAGGTGTTACTATTGATTCCTTTGGTTCTTCTTTTGCTGGTAGAATAAATATTCCATGCTTAACTTGCATGTTTATATCTAGTTGATCTTTCTTTGTCAAGC